GTGCTGTGTTCCAGATCCGCGACTGGCCCACCTATGGTCGTGAGGATTTCAGATTTGAAGTGGGGTCGGGCATAGAACGCATCATAGCCTTGGACCTGGGCCTGGTGAACGATCGCACAGTGATCAGTCTCATGTATTGGGATCCCAGAGAGCGTGAAGCCTGGCTGCATCGCCAGATCACAGTGAAAGGCATAGACGAAGCCAATCCCACCAACTACATCCAGCACTTGATGCGACCCGAGGTCATAGGCACGCCCATAGTGTTGCCACCTGACGCAGGCACACCGGGCCGCTACACCATGTCAAGTAGCAGCATCAGAGAACTGTTTGAGAGTTATGGACTCAATGTTGTGAGTCGACCCATCATGAACCCTGCAGACAGTCTTGGTCGCACCACCAATCACAAATCCTACGGCATCAATGTCATGCGACAGATGCTGGAAGCCGGCACGCTACACATCAATGAGAACTGTGCGGACTTCCTGCGTGAAGCACAGAACTACTATGTGGATCCACAGGGACGCTTCTCCGACCCAGATGATACCATAGACTCCGCACGCTATGCCTTGCTGGGCTGCTTGAATGACTATGCAGAACCCTGGGATGGTTTAAGCCCACAGCAAAGGATGGCCGAAGCCCGGCAACTGCTGCAGCGGCCCAGAGACAACTCCGCTCGTCCTGCCTGGAAACGAGTGTATAGCACGGAATAGTGCTACACCGCTAAATAACACAACCATGGGACATCCAGAATGCTAGACATCAAGAACCAGGTGTTGCAGAACCTCAACGCCAACAGTGTGAAAATGCAAAGATTCATCCGACTCAAGGGTTTGATGGACATCAAAGCCAACACTTACCTACAATGGACAGCCACAAAGAACGCTGTTAACCGTGCCAGTGACTACCACTATCTGTTGTTGGCGGTCACAGACAGCACAGCACCTGTGAACGGCATTGACTACATCCATCCCACTGTGAAGCCCGTGGTGGACTATGCCACTGCTGTGATCACCAAGGGCCTGTGCCCCAATGGCGAGATCAACTTTGAGTTCACACCGGACCATGAAGGTGATGCTGATGCCGCACGCCAGGCCACAGAAATGGTCAGCAAGATCATCAACGAACAGAACGATCCGCACTTTATATTGAACCAATGGGTCATGGACGCTGCCATGCACAAGAACGGCATGCTGATGATCAAGCCCATACGCGAACAGATCACTCGCTATGTCACAACACAAGGCACCGCGGATCAACTGCGTGCTTTCGAACAGCAGGCCTTGGATTCCGGACTGCAATTCGTCCGCCAGAGCCGCAGGAAACTGCAGGTGGACATGGCCGCGGTCATGAGCGAAACACAGGAGTTCCTGGCCTCGGTGCCCGAAGCACAGCGACAGGCCGAAATGGACGCACGCATCAGTCAAGCCGACGCTGTGGCAGCAGGAGATGAAATGGACATGGCCATGCCCAACATCGAACTGGAGCAAGGCGAAGATGTGTTAGCCGACGCCATCGCACGCAATACCATATATTCAGCCAAATACAAACTCACAGGCTACAACCTAAACATACAGTTCCGCAACATCGCACAGCACTACTGGATCTGTGATCCCACAGTGATATCCGTGCGTGAACAACCATTCTGTGGCTACTATGAAGACATGACCATAGCCGAAGCCACGGAGATCTATCCCGACATCAAACTGGACGAATTCCAGCAGTTCGCGGAATACAACCAGAATGGTGCTTATCAATCAGGTTCGGTGTTGAACAACATGGCCATACACGCCAGAGACTCAGTGCCAGTGCAGGGCATACCCGTGGGATCCGGCCAATCAGCCGACGAATACGCACGACGCATCACTGTGCTCACTGTGTGGACACGCTACGACATCGACGATGACGGCGAACTGGAACTGATCGAACTGATCTATTCAGGTCCCTACATCATCTCTGCCAAGGAAGTGGAGTTCATCCCCGTGGCAAGCATGTGCCCCAAGCCCTTGCCCGGCAACTTCTATGGCATGAGCGTGGCAGAATCAGTGGTGCCACAGCAGGAATACGCCACATCAGCGGCCCGTGCCGAGATCTTGCTGGGCCTGCTAACTGCCACACCCAGAATGGGCGTCAAAGCCGACAAGGTGGACTTCCAGATGCTGCAGGATGGCGAAGCAGCCATCTTCCTATTGGACTCAAAATTCGACCCAGCCACGGACATATATCAGGTGCCCCCGCCGTCAGGCAATCTTGCCTTCCTAGAGCAATCCTTGACGCGGCTACAACAAGACACCATGGCCATGGTTGGCATGACCACGCCACAGGACACATTCAATCCCGAAGTCATGGCTGCTGGCAACTCCGGAATCAAACTGCAATTGGCACTCAGCCCCAACCAGATCATACAAGACAACACAGTGCGGTGTGCCGCAGATGGCCTCAAAGACGCCATCTGGTTGGTATGGCGGACCTTGATCCAGTATGGCGACGACTACGGCGTGAAGAAACTGGCAGCACAGTTCCATCCCGACGGGGAGCCTGTGTATATGGACTACCAATCCTGGGACGACATGAACTTCTGTGATAGGAAACTCATGCAGATCGAACTGGCCCTGGGCATGCGATCAGAAGAGAACCAGTTGGCACGCATACAGATCATCCAACAGGCACAGACACAGTTGTATGGCAGCCTGCAGCAGATGGCACAGGCCGGCACGCTCACAGAAAAGATGGTGCCCAAGGTCAAGAAGCCCTATGAAGATATCCTTTATGTGCTGGGCGTGAAAGATGTGGATACATATCTACCGTCAGACGAAGAAATAGCACAGATGATACAACAAGCACAGGCCGCAGCAGGTCAGAAAACACCCACGCCAGCCGAAGAGAAAGACACTTCAGCCGCAGATCTCAACAAGGCCCGTGCCGAAGAGATCCGATTCAATCTCACAGGGCAAAGCCCCAATGATCAGTTGGAATACATGAGCATGGCCATGGGCCAGCCCAAGGTCTACAACGGATGATCGACGAAGCCACCGTGCAGGCCTACAACAGCAGGCTCACTGTAAACATCGGTGATCTTGCCCAGTTAAGCACAGCCCGACAAGATGCTGTGAAATCACATGGATCGCGTGCCGAGGCTCTGCTGAAAAACGCAGACCTGGCCATGTTCATCCACCAATACAAGTTTGAAGTCGCAGATACCCTAAGTGCCATCACCGGGCATGACTCAGACTCCAATGCCAAGAGAGTGGCCTTGTCAAACCACCTCACTGGCATAGACCAATTCGTAGCCAGCCTACAACGGGCTGTGTATATGAAGAACCGTGTGGTAAGTCAGCAGGAAGGTCCTGCCCGCACCCCAACGGACCCACTCAAGGAAGTGTATAAACCATGACAACAGCAGAAATCGTTGCCCCTAACACCGTTGACGGTGCGGCCCAGCAACACAACGCGGTTCCCAGTCTGGACTCAATCTCCCAAAAGATGACCGCCATGCGTGAAAACGCACAGCGTAATCGTCAGCAGGCGACCGGACCCACCGAGACAGGTTCTTCGGAGCAGGCAAACACCGAAGCCCCTGTGGCACCAGAATCCGCAGAGCATGACGCGGAGCCAGAAATCGCAGCCACTGAAGAAGATATCACAGCAGCCACTGACAACGCTGACACAGCCCAGACTGAAGAGTCTGTAAGCACAGCCGACTCAAATACCACAGCACAAGAAGTAATTGATTTCCTGGAATTTGCGGAAACCAATCCTCAAGCCCGATTCAAGTTCATGAAGAATGGCAAAGAGGTCATCATTGATGCCAAAAAGGCCGCTGCCATACTCGGACAGGGTGGAGCGATACACGAAGAAGCCAGAGAACTCAAGGTCAAGAAAGCCGAGTTCGATGAGTATGAACAGGAACAGCGGGCCAGACATGAAGGATTGTCCCTGGCCATGGAGTTCACCATAGAGCCCAAACTCAAACAGGCCTATGATGAAATCGTCCGCACGCAGAATTACCAGACCACATTCGCTCAGCAGATGCAATCAACACAGGACGCTGCCACACAGGCCCGCATCCGTGCGTCGATGGAGCAGAACGAGCGATACATCCAACAGCAAACACAAATCATCGCCAGTTTGCGACCCCAGGTTGATCAGTTCAGACACATCCGCCAACAGCAGGTGCAGTCGGTGCTGGAAAACAACCGCAAGAACTTCACTGACAAAGAGTTGAAAAACTCCTATGTCTACAATGAAGTGCGTGAAAAGGTCTCAAAAGGCTGGACCGACGCCGAAGGTGAACTGATCCCAGGAGTGAAAAACATTGATTTGATCTCCAGTGATGAGCACATCTTGAGTTTGTTGCGTGATGGACTGAAATTCCGCGATCGTCCTACCACCAAGGCCGCAGGAGCATCAATTGCTGCCCTGCAAGGTCGTAAAGGCACAGGTGTAAATACTCGATCGGCCGATCAAGAGATATCTGAACTTCGTGACCGAGCCAAGAGCGGCGACAAAAAAGCCGCTGATAACTTGTTGGTGGCACAGTTGAATAGACTGCGATCCACCAGAAGTCGATGACATAATTTTATAAGGAAAAAAACATGTCTACAGTGACCACAAGTCAGATCGGGAACGGCACAACAGCATACGGGACCGACATCGTTGTCAAGGACTTAGACCTTGATGTGAGCAACCGCGTCAAAGACGACACACCGGTTCTCAATATGTGTATGACCAAGAAACGCAAAGTAAACTCCACGCTGCCGCTGTGGACGGACGACATCTATCGTCTGCCCGCTGTGCAGGCCGTGCAAGAGGGTGCTGCTGTTTCCGCGGCCAACGCAGAAAGCAATTCACGCTACAACCTGGGCAACTACACGCAGATTTTCCAGACCACTGTGGCATCAACTGGCACAGCCCGTGCTGTTGAGCAGTCAGGCGGAGATCCACAGGCATATCAGGAAGTCAAGCAATTGATCGAAATGATGTTCGATGTGGAACTGCAACTAGTGCGTGATGACCAGATCGGAACCAAATACGGCGGCCAGTCAGGCTCGGCCGGTGGCGTTTCAGGTCCTCAGCAGATTGGTCGTAGGATGGGCAGCCTGGCTTCATTCGCAGGCACGCTTTCGTTCAACCCGTCGGGTGCGGCCATCGCCAACATCACCACCAACACCAACAACGAGTCAACAGATTCATCCGCAGCCAATGTGGGTAATCTCAACATCGCTGCTGATGGTAGCCAGTTCTACACAGGCACATTCACCAACCAGTTGTTCGCTCCGGCGATCTACAAGCAGTTGGTCACAGTGGCTGAACAGCGTTATAACGCCAAGATCCGTTGCATGGTAGTGCCCACAAGCCTCCGCACCATGATCTCGGATCAGATCGGAACTTCAAACACTTCGATCAACCGTCGTAATGTTGAGAAAGGCGACACGGTATCAACTTATGAGGGCGACTTCAACTACACCTACGAGATCTTTGATTCCTGGATCATGGATCAAGCCGGTGGCGACTACATCTACTTCTTGAACGAAGAAGTGTTGCAGTATGGTAGCCTGCGTGATCTAGGACCCAACAATGAAGTGTTCAGCAATGCAGACGCATCGCTGGATCAGTTCATCATGGAAGGCACCTTGATCGTTCGCAACCCAGCAGGTGTTGGTATCCTCAACAACATCTCCACCACTGGTGCAGCAGTGACCGGTCCGCGTGGATCATCGTTTGTTCAGCGTATCAACCAAGGTTCTGGCGACTCGTATTGATCTACGAGATCACCAACCTGGAAAAGCCCCGTTCGCGGGGCTTTTTTTATAGCATCACACAGCATATCCGCTGACCACGCTAAATATCATTATGACCAATCCTCACTACCTCCCCGCTGACGACAGCGATGTCGAAAACAACCCAGATTATCACAGACAAGACCACGGTGGCATGGTCACCAACCACAACGGTGTGGCCGATGTGCTGCTGAAAAACGACAGGCTCTACAATGCCATGAAAGGCGACTGGTCACGCACTGACTGGAACGCCAGCCGCAACATCCGCACCACCACAGGCAAGGAAAACGGCAAGTTTTACATCCGCAGAGAGCAGATGAACACACAGGCCGTGGCCCGACGCTGCCAGGAATACAGGAAGGCCGCTGAACAAGGCTACCCAGATCCCTTGGCACCCATCATGGACGATGGCAAACTGGGCTACAAGTGGATGGATCTACCGCGAGTGATCTCCATAGAGATATCGGACCGATACTTTGGTGGCATGCCCTGGGCCGTGCTCAAGCATGACCGAACACTCAAAGCACAATTTTACCGCGTGGTAGAACGCGAATACAATCAATTCGTGTGCTATCCCGGCGGACGCTTGCCCATACCCATCGAAGTGCCGTATCCGGCTGCGTCAGGACAGGGCGAGACCAAATACTTCAAAGGATGGCAATAGATGTCTTACATCATACCCAACGCCAACGGCCTTGTGACATATCTCAAAGACTTCACGGGCAGCAGCGACGACGCTGAAATTAAACAATGTATCTACCTGGCTGAACTCTCCATGCGGAACATCGAACTACCGGCCCTGCGATCGGATCCCTATGATACTGAATACATAGGCATCGTGGGCCAGGATGGCATGTTGGACATACCAGAAGACATGAACAAGCCCATCCTGTTCTTCCAGCAAGGCAGCACATCACAGCAGGCACAGAGTTCCAGCAGCACTGGACCCTGGCTGGTGTATGATCGAGTAGGCGACAGAGACATCATCACCATGCAGTTGGTGAGCCAGTTCTATCTCAACCCAGTGAATGTGCCTGCTGTGATCCGCGGCAAGTTTTCTGAAGTGGGCCGCAAGTATAGTTTCGTGCCGTATATAGAAGCCGGCAGTTATATCAATCTCTACTACTACAAGGCCTGGCCCTTGCTGTTTGCACCGGCCACTGAACTGGTCAGTGCCACTGGCACAGTGGGATCTATCGCAGGGGCAGGACCTTACACAGGTGCCATCACAGGCATGACCGACACCACTGGACTTGAAGCGGGTGATGAGATCGTGGCCACAGATGGCACTGGTGGGGTTGGTAGTCTAGGCACAGGCACTATTATTATCAACACACTCAGCACCACTTCACTTACCTTTACTGCCACAGGTGGAACCACTCCCGTGGCCGGTGCAGTGACCAATGTGAGTCTCGTGACAACCATACAGACCAATGCTGTGCTGGAAACATTCACCGAAGGCTACATCTATGGCAGTCTCACTGAATACTATATCAAGCGGCACAATGCTGCAGACGCACAGATATACAAAAGCAAATACGATCTGGCCGTGAGCACCGTGGAAGACCAGAACGCCCTGGGCAAATGGTCTGGAGGCAACACCAAGATCACTTCGATCTTCCAGCCACGCCGGTTCAGACAATACAACATGCGATAAGGAATAGAGATGCCAGGAAATACCACCAGTCTCTACAATTCAACAGGCAGTTCGGCCACGGTCAGTGCTACCAATCTGTCCGGACTCTACGGCGGCAGCGGCGTAGTCAGTGTAAAACAACCACAACTTGGACCCACAGGACCCACAGGACCCCAGGGCAATACCGGACCACAGGGCAACACTGGTCCTACCGGAGCCACAGGACCCACTGGTCCGCAAGCCGCAACAGGCCCCACAGGACCACAAGGCACCACCGGCCCCACTGGTCCTACCGGAGCCACAGGACCGCAAGGCACAACAGGACCGCAAGGCACAACAGGACCCACAGGTGCCACCGGACCCGCAGGAGCCACAGGGCCCACAGGACCCACTGGCAACACTGGCATCGTTATCAGCAACACTGCACCGGGAGATACCACGGTGCTATGGTTGGACAATGTGCCAGGCACACAGATCATTGGCGTGCCCGCAGGCGGAACCACGGGCCAATACATCATCAAGACCAGCAATTTGGATGGTGCCATGGCTTGGACCAATGTAGGACCCACTGGAGCAACTGGTCCCACAGGTGCAACTGGACCCACAGGTGCAACTGGTGCCACTGGTGCTACAGGCCCACAAGGCACCACTGGTGCAACTGGACCCACAGGTGCAACTGGACCCACAGGTGCAACTGGTGCCACAGGACCACAGGGAATCCAAGGTGGTCAGGGAGATACTGGACCGCAGGGCACGCAGGGCGTGACAGGGGCCACTGGGCCCACAGGTGCACAGGGTGGTCAAGGTGACACAGGCCCACAGGGCATCCAAGGCACAACTGGTGCCACAGGACCTACCGGAGCCACAGGTGCTACTGGAGCAACCGGTCCACAGGGCATACAAGGCGGTCAAGGTGACACAGGACCACAGGGCACGCAGGGCGTGACAGGAGCAACAGGACCCACAGGAGCACAAGGTGGGCAGGGTGATACAGGTCCACAAGGCATCCAGGGCGTGACAGGAGCAACAGGACCTACCGGAGCCACAGGTCCACAAGGTATCCAAGGCATCACTGGTGCCACAGGACCCACAGGTGCTCAGGGTGGTCAGGGCGATACCGGACCCACTGGTGCTACCGGTGCTACCGGACCCACTGGTG